GGTACGACCTTATCAGTGAACATCTTCTTAGCATCGGCGCCAGATTTGGACAAAATCCCAAAACGTGCGTCGGTTGATATGGTCGCCATATTAACGCATTCACCTGATGCCATGAACGAAAAGCCTGAACGTCTGTTCTTGAGATAGGACATACCATAACACCGTATGTCTGCAACGCATGCGGCCCAGAATATGAAAAAGATACGGTTTGCTTCTCTAAAATCTGGCTGCCCAACATCAATCTTGGACCACTGCAGGTACATATAATGAGTGCCAGTAATGTAAGTAGGAATGTTTTTATTAATATACCAAAAACCTTCTTCTCTACGAGCAAATTCATTATCAATGTAGTCATAATATTTTTCTTTAAAGTCATCAGGATATTCTCTCCAGTCAAACACAGTTTTTATTCTTTTTAATACTTTAGGGTAATCAAATGGTGTCCATTTATTTGTTTCAAATTTATGAACATTTTTTTGTTTAGGTAAAGCTATTTTAAGATTTTGTATTTCATAAATCTCTCCAATTTGTCCAGTTTTAGATATAACAACCATGTCGTGATCTTCGTTATATCCATACTCCCATTTATTATACCTATTCATTCTATTAAGAATTTTAGGTTTAATATAATTAGGTAATATTTTATATAGTGTTTGCTCGTACATTATTTAGATCTTCCTTCAGCAAAACCACGAAATGTAGTTTCTTTTTTAACTTCCTTAGGTTTTTCATCTAACATGTTCTGTTCTTCTACAATGCGATTATGTATTTCAAACGCATCAAATATAGCTAGTTTTTTTGTAGCTGCAGCATTTTTAAGTCTGTCAGCTGATATATCCTCATCTGAATCTACGATAGCTTCTTTAGCAACTTTAATAAGTTCTTCAACTGCTATGTGCCCAGCTTGGATTATATTCTTCTTCGTTTCCTTGGTATTCATATTTTATAACAATATCATTTGATTTCATACAATAAAGACGTTCTTCGTCTATAATAAATTCCCATTCGCCGTTAGGTGTGTAACCTACAACGTCCCCCTCGTTTATTTCTAATGCTTCTAAAGAGCTATTGCCATATTTTAATATACCAATAAGACTTGCTTCTTTATCTAACGTTAGATTGTCTTTGCTTTTTATAGGTTTTATAAAACATCTATCGCCAAAACTATTCCAACCGTTAGAATTTTTATATAAATATATTTGATCTAAAGCACAAAAATAAAGATTATCTTTAAAATAAGATCTACTTTTTTTCTTTCTACCTTTCATATCATAAAAAGTTCTAAACACATTTTGATGTATAACAATAATATCACCAGCTTTAATATCTAAATTAAATGCTAAAGGTGTTTTAATAACTTTAGCTAATCTATTTACAAATTTAAAACTTTCAATTTTAGTATTTAAAACAAGACTTTTACCGTCTATATTTATTGTGTTATTGTATTTATCCCCTAAAGGTTCTACAATAAAATCATACAAACTTTTCATTAATATTCTAAATCATATTCAACTGATATTGCCATGTTAGAATTAAATTTTTTCCATGGCAATACTTCGTTGTTTTTTTTGATGTGTATATTATAAGAATTGTCAGCATCTTCAAATAGTATATGAGAAATTTCATGACCACCATAAACTTGTTGACCAACAGCGTAATGCATTGCGTCGTTTTTATAGTCTGATCCAATGCTGATTTTTCTAATATTATTCTGCATCTTCTTTTTCGATGTCTGTGTAACTTCCATCTTGTAGATTGATGTTAATTTGACCGTACTCTTCTTCTAATTCTTTTTTAGTAGAATCAATTTCTTTACTTAAAACTTCAATTTCTTTTGATACATTACTTTTTTGTACCTCAAGAACACCTACTGTTCTAAGCATTTCATTTAATTTACCTTGTTGTTCTTGCAATAATTTTAACTGTTCTTCAGTGATCATTGCTTTTACTGTTTCTTCTGCTTTTTTCATTTAATTTAATTTAATTGTTAATTTACTCTTATTTATATAGTTACTTGTTTTATAGTGATTTACCTTCCTACTATTATATCAGCTGCTGCTACTGTTGTTAATGCTGTAACGTAATCTACAGCAACTGGTAGTATTGATCCGGCTTGAATTCCTTTAAATTCTACCGCTTGTGCCGCGACTGGTACACCATCGTTTACAGCTGTAATAACCGCTGTAGCGCCTCCAGCACCACCACCTGCTTCAATCACAGTAATAATATCACCTGGATTATAACCAGATCCAGCGGCTACAATAGCTAAAGATTGTATAACTCCACCGTTTTGTGTTATAGCTACAGTTAAACCTTGAGCCATGTTGTTAGAACATGTTGTTGCTGCGGTTACGTTAGTATAAGCAGCGCCTCCTGATGTTAAGCTTAATGTTCTGACAGAAGCTAAACTTGTTCCTCCTAGTATAACTGATATACTACCTGCGGCACCAACGTATAGTACAGATCCATTTAAGTTTGTTCCTAATACTCCTGTTTGATTTTCAAAAACCCAAGCAGGTAAAGCATTTGGAGCGCCTACGTGAGCTGGATCTAAAGGCATAGCTCTTCCTATGATAGTGTCATTTGTTGGAAATTGTCCCATTTTTTATATTTTTATTTGTTACTTATTGTTTTATATTTTTCTACTCCACGTGAACCAAAATAGGCTACATAGACTGTGGTTACTAAAGTTTTTAGTAAACCTATCCATTCTTGTTCTACTGTAAATGATATTTCATGATGACTATCAACCCATATAAAAGCTACTGTCATTATAGATAAAAATATCAAACACATTGGACGCGTATTTTTACTAAGCCATGAATCGCTTTTCATATCGCTATCCCAACGTTTAGTTACTTCCTGCATTTCAATCATATCTTGCTCTAAAAGTTTAAGAGCTTTTTCTTTGTCTTCTGCAGGTAGCATAGGGTCTTTGTGTATAAGATTTTTAACTAAACCAAAAACTCCAGCGTCAGGTAGTACATTACCAGCTAGGTCTAATATTCCAGGAGCAGCTTTACTTAAAAACTTTCCTACTTTAGTTTCGTTAAATTTTTTTTTCATGAGTTTTTATATGCCTCAGCTTCCCAAGGTAAGTTTTTAGCTCCTTCAGCCATTGTGGCTCTTGAATATGTTTTTCCTTTCCAATAGACATTATGAACATCATAATCAAGATCACCTCTTTCCATTTGGTCTAAGTGAACTTTTTCATGAGCAATTACATCTGCTACTTTGTCAGGATGTAGATCCATATTTATAATAATAGATCCATTATTGTTAGCTTTTCCCATCACGTTGTCTTCCATATCTACTCTGTAAACAGGAGTGTTATCTATAGTGTATGGTGGTGGTGGTTGTTTGAAAGCCATATTATTTTTTATAAGGTAATATTTTGTTTAAAGCATCCCTGCGACCTTCGCAGCCACAGGGAATGTTTAAACCTTTTGATACATTATCAACTAATCTTTTGATTCCAGTTTTTCTTGTAAATTTCTCTACAGTATCTCCAAAACCTTTAGATTTGTTCATTATGTTAGTATAGCAGTTCTGATGTACATTTGTACTCCATTTGGAGCAGCAGCAGCAGAAGACTGATCGTTACCTAATTGGTAAACAGCTACACCAGGAACATCCTGACTCATAGCAGCAACTAAAGCTTGTACAAATGGATTTGGTTGTCCATTAACAGTTACTGGAACAGCAGCAGCGGTAATAGAAGTTGAAAAAGTTAAAGTTAGCGTGTTTCCAGCTGGTGCAGTTTGTGGATTAGCTCCGGCTCCAGCTCTAGCATATCTTCCTTGTAGTTGGATTACTAGTGTTTTTACAGCAGCGGCAGCTCCTGTAGCGCTAAAAGAAGAAATATCTTCTACGTTGATTAATAATGGTGCAATTGGCTCAGCTGGTTGAACAGCTCCGCTTGCTTGTACGTTGAATTGAATAAATTTTGACATTTTTTTTTGTTTTTTTGGTTTGTTAGTATATGTTATTTAGGTTTGTACAGTCCTATCTGTTTTATTTCTTTTTAGAATGCTTGTAGCCTTTTTTTAATGGCTCATCTCCTGGTGATTCATTTAGCATATAGTTAGATGATCCTTTTACAGAACTTACAGCTTTTCCTTTTTCCATTAAGTTCATAGCAGCGGGTTTTCCACTTGACATCATTCTTGATTGAGAATGTTGGCTCATGAATGATCCGCTTCCCATCATTGGCATTGCGCTATCCATTTGTTTATAAGCTCCAGGCATTTGGTCTAGATCTTTTCTTTCTTGTTTTGCTGATTCTTTGTTTGGCATAATATTTTTTTTTAGTTTAATGTTTTTTTTCGTCGTATTTTAAATCTCCAGCTAATCTGGATATATGTTTTTCATCGTCAGTCATTGCAGCATCGCTATGACCATGTTTGTTATCATATTTTACATCTTCTTTAAGATAT